AGCCACGACCTGTAAGATTTTTGAATATCGTATTTGTTGCACTTTCTGATTCTTGATAATTAAATTCTATTGTTTTAAATAATTTAACTCTGTCAATATTAATGCTTTTTATATCCGTGTATTTCGTAATATCCACAACTGCACCTTTCGCATACCAATCGTCTAACGGCTCAACTTGAAAGACATTTTCTGCCGTTCCATAGCAAGTTAAATTAAACATCTTTAGAACTCCTTTAAAGAAGTCGCTTACGGTCATATCTGGAACGTAGTTAACAACATTTAACTCGTTTGTTAATGTCATTGATGAGGTTGCATAATAATTGTTATTAAAGAAAAACGCAAAAGGAAATGTTGTGCTATCTACATACCCACCTGTTTGATTATATCTACACTCAAATGAAATGCTTATAGCATCTGTTGCCCTTACTCTAAAAGTGTATTGATTGTTTAATGTTGATTCGTTATTGTTGGATGTTACTTGATATGTATTACCTCCTAAACCCTCAAATGTTTGTACTACTTGTCCGTTTAAAATTACGTCAATATAATAAGTTACAGAAATATCGCTTACGCTTGTTACATCTAAATAAACATTGTGTGCAACATCTCCTATTGCTGCTTGTCCAGATAAGCTTGGAAGCATTGTAACAGGGTCTTGATAAGTATAGATTAAATTATCGTCTGCTATACTAAAATAATCTTGATATACTGCCGTTGTATTGTCATTGCTTGGGTCTGTACTTCCAGAAGTAAAGTCTATTGTTTTTGCTCCTGTTAAGAAAGTAAAATCTTCTGCATTTTTACAATACAAATAAGCATTACTAAATCTTTTATCTCCAAAAAAAGTTCCACTAAACGTAACATTATATCTTGTTTGTATAACATTGATTAAGGCAAGTAATTTAATTGCAGGAAACAACTCATTGTACAATACACTACCTGTTCCTGTTGGACTTATATCCGTGCTTCCACCTGTTCCATAAGTTACATCTCTATTAAAGATTAAAGGAAACCTAACACCATAAGTAATACTTCCATCCGTTATTCTGTCTTGAACTGCTGCACCATCATAAGAAAAATTGTAGAAATCAAGTTCTGACATATCTGCCAATTTATCGTCTTGAAATTTGTCTTTAAGTGCCAAGATATCGCCATAGAAAGTAATCTGATAGCTATAAGGTTGGTTATCTTTTACTTCTGCTTTCTCTAAACTTATTTTTCCACGTCTAAATGTTGTTAAGTCTATTTCAATATAAGCATCTCTTCTAACGTTGTGGTCTATTGTGCTATTTACATCGTTCTGATAAAAGTGTTCAAATATAGCATCATTTTTTGGTGTACTTGGAACACTAAAACTTTGTGAATAGTCAGTAAACACTTTGCTGATGTCTTGGATGTCTTGTTGCTTACTTGTTACGCTTATTATTTCGTCTTTGAATAAATCAAGTCTTTGTCCCTCTATGTATACTTGTACCGTTCTCATTATACAACTGTGTTAATCATATCGTAAGCAAAATTAAACTCTAATTCGTAGTTAATCATTCCGTTGTTTATGCCTACTTGTTTCTCTAAAGATTTTGTTTTAATTACTACAGGATTATAGTCCGTGTTTACCTCGTAATCTAACAAATGTATTCTTTCGCTTAACATCATTTCTTGGATGTATTCGCCATACAAATCATTAACCCATCCTGTGTTCAGTTTGATTGTTTCAGTTCCGTTTATGTTAAACTCTTTAATTTGTCCGTTGTCCTCTGGTAAGTATGGTAACGAACTTGGATTGAATTTGTATTCATTCGTTTTTACGCTGATGTTTCTTTTCTTTACTTTCATAAACCAAATTCTTGACCAACTTCCAAATCGATTAATAAAGTCTACTGCTACAGGACTATATTTTGGCTCACATTGTGGCTTAAAATAACCAGTCCATAATATCGCACCTAAACCGTCTCTATGTTCTACCTTGTTACCATCTGCCAAGAACGGCTCGTAAACCCTTGCAAATGTCTTTATACCATCTGTAGAAAGTGTGTAAGGTTGTTGTACTCCTGTGATTGAATTGGTGTATATAATCTTGTCGTTTGTGTTACCGATAACATCAAAACTTCCTGCCATATTATCTGGTCTGCTTGAAGCCAAAGTTGTATCGTGGTTGTAATAGTATGTACCCTCTGACAATAGCACCGTTTCTTGAAATGGTTTATTTTGCCCATCCATATAGTACGAATAACCATCCATAAATTCGCCAGTTTCACTTTCTGATGCGTTCAATACATAAGTGCCACCGATTAGATTATAAACGTCAACGTGATAATTTACTTTGTAGTCCGTGTTTATGTCTACATCATACGTGTTGTAAATATCTTGCCACTTTGTTATGTTATAATATTCTCTTACATAAGGCGAAATATTATAAAAAGTTTTAGTGTTATTAGATGCAGGAATTAATTTAGATAGTGTGTATTGTGGACTTGCTGGTTGGCTTCCTGTATTCCATAAGTAAATTTCTATTTTGCTTCCTGTTTGCGTAGCGTCATCCACTTCAAATATGTAAGGACTTCTTGATAAATTCATTTTAGTTTTTTAAAGTTTTCGTCTGTAATTTGATTAAATAGTTTTTCCATATCAAAGCCGAACATTTCCATTAGTTCATCTGGCAGCTTGTTGTAATACTTTTCAAATGGCTTTGTAAAAAATAAGCTTGGCTTTAATCCTTTGGAATATATGCTTCGTGCTATAATATAACCCATACTCTTATGGCTCATAAATCTACCTGTCTCTTTGTCTTTCCATTGAAAGCCTTTACGCTTTGCCCATTTAGCCATAATGCCAGACATTCCACCACTTGCCTTTCCTATAAGTGAACTATTTGTTCCAAACTTATATGGCGATTTGTTTTGTCCGTTTCCTTTGTTGGAACTTTTATTTCCTTTTACACCTTTGTCTTTATAAAATCCGTACTCATCCATCTCAAAAGATATTTGAATACTATTTTTAGATTCTTTAACATAACCTTTTAAACTATTCGCAAGATTCCCTGTATCTCTTGGAATACCTTTCTTTGCTTCACGGATTACATTATCCTTAAAGTCATCTAATAGTGCTTGTATGTTATTGAATTCTGCCATTAGCAAATAGTCATTGAGTTGCCAATTAAAATATCACAGGTCAATGTAGCTCCTGCAAGTTTATTCTCAAACCTTTCTGTAAAAAATTCTGCCGTTGGACTTCCATCTACTTGAAAAGCATCTGTGTATAAAGTGCCTCTTCTTAATAACTCATACACTCTATTCAATACTGCCATCATAGAATTTAATACATATAGTTCGTTATCGTTGCCATCAAACTTATTTGTTGTTTCGTCTTTTGATATTTCTGTAATATCCATTGCCAGAATACTTATGTTGTATCTGATTACGTTCTCTTCAAACGTGGCATTGTTTACAATCAAATGCACCAAAGGAAAAATCGTTTGTTTATTTAAATCCACGTCAAAAATATCTCCTTGTGTAACGGTGTTTATAATTTCATCGTTTTCAAAGTGTGTTTTTAGTTTGTCTATTATGTCGAAGTAGTTCATAGTTATTTCATTTGTCTTTTTAGTTCACGGCTTTCAATTTCGTTTTTTTGTTTGACGAACGATAAATAGGTAAGACATTTAGTAAGTCCGTATTTTGTAACTGTGTCAAACTTTGTAAGGTCGTTTCCAGAGAGTCCATATATTGATGAATACCAACCCCATCGTTTGCCAAACTGAACTCTTTCCGAAAATTCGTTAAATCCTTGCTCTTCGTCAGTTCGTTCCTCAAATAAGTCAGAGTATGATTCAATAATTCTCTTCCTAAATTTTGCAAAAAAAAACTTGCACTTATAGCTACATCTAATGGTGCGAACTTCATTAAGTCCTGCATATCTTCGTTTGGCTCGTATTCTATTATTGAATACTTGTCTTTGTGCTTATCTTTAATTGGTCTGAACATTACTGCCATCGCCTTGTGGTATGTACTCCAATCTTTTAAATGGTGTTCAATATCTACATATTCTCCGAAGCTGATGTTTTCCAGATTAGGAATAAATCCGAACTCTATGTTTTTTATTTTAAAGTTTCGTATCAGTTGTGGCTTTTCACTAAACACATCTGTAAAGTGCTTTATCAATCCGTTTAAATCTTTTAGTTTAATCTTTGCGACTTCTCCTAATTGTAATCCACAGAATATCTGTATCATTTTATTTGCAATTAGTTCTTCATCGTTGCTCTTTTCTTTCATAGCTACGAACTCTTGATACCTTGATAGAGGTATTTCAGATAGTGAGTTTGGTAGCAATATATCTAACTTCATATTATAATAACTTATTTTTCGTTTTTTTGTAGTTTACAGAATATTATAGCTTCCGTAATTCTTATTCATTCCTAACGTTTCCATCTCGTGATATCTAACGGCATCAATGGCGTGGTTGAAATTGTCTATTGGTTTGTTTAATCGCTTTCCTGTCTTGTCCGTGTCCCAGCAATATGAACGAAGTTCTTTGATTAGGTTTGTGCTATTAGACGTCACTAAATAGTTTTCACGTTGCATTACATCTATTCCGTAGTTAATGCTATCACGACCTTTCGTAACGCCTTTTATTGTGATGCCATACCTTTGTATATCTGCTATACTTTTTGGTTCTGCACTATCTGCATAACACGGCACGTTGCTTGGAAGTATTTTTGCTATGTCGCTATTCAGTAATCCTGTTTGATAGGTTACTTCGTTTAGTATTCGTGTTTCGTTATGTTTGTATACTTCGATT